GAGGTATCGGTGTCCGCGTTCTTTGAGTGTTCGGTAGATGATCTTTTGCGCGACAAAGTGGCTCTTGCCAGACCCGGCCCCGCCGTAGTAGATTTCGTATCGTGATCGATTCGCGAGGATCGGTAGGTAGACGGGGTTTATCCATCGCTCGACTTTGCCGAAGTTAACTATTGCGTCAGGGCGTCTATTCTTTGTCGGTGCTGTCTTCGTCATAATCCTCGAACGCTGCCTCTATTATAATCTGCCCCTCAACGCCAATGTCTCGTTTGTCTCGCCATTTGCCTGGTTGCCGATTCTTTAGCCAGAATATCTGCGCGGTTGTGTCGCCGTCTAATGCCTTTGTATATAGTGCTTTTTCCACGCGCGCATCTGCCGTTTCTTTGCTTGTTTTTAGGGCTTCCGCAAATTCCGCGTGTTTGTTCTTCCAAACGTTGAACGCCGTATGTCCAACGCCTAATTTTCGCGCGATTTCTTCCTCCGTGAGACCGTCCCGAGCCCACATTTCAACGGCGGGAATCATCCCCGGATCGTATTTTGATTTTCTCCCTGCGGGCACGGTATCACCTCCATCGCCCATAAAATTCCGCAACAAAAAAGGGCCCGGAGGCCCTTCTTCATATTTCATCCGCGGTATTATCATACCTGCGGCTATTATATCGATAATACCACAATTATGTTTTTTTGTCAAGTGGTATCGTTTTTATCGCCTCGATCATCCGGTCGAACTTCGATAAAAAAAGGGCTCGAAAGCCCTTTGCTTGTGGTTGCTTTTATTCTTCTGAGATTATCTCCTCATTTATTATCCCCGTTAGCCTCTCCAAACACCACCGCTTCATCTTGTACAGCTTACTCGTCGAGCAATCGAACAGCACGGCCAGCCGCCGTACCGGAAGCGTCCGGAACTTCATTCGGCCCCACTCGTACTCGAGCCAGGCGCCCATCGTGTTAGCGGGCTCGAAGTCGTGGTTGATATAGCAGTGGAACAGGATCGTGCGGCACTCTCGCGGGAGCTGATTGTACCAGCGATCGAAGAATTTGATAAACAAACCCGCGCGCACCTGATCGTTCAGGCACGCGAGCTCGTTCGGGTGCCCGCTCAGGTACCAGTCGATTTCGCCGGAAGGCAGAATCACGAGATGCACGCGGCAGCCAAGATAACGTTGCACGTTTGCCTTGTAACTCTGCAGCATCCGCACAACGTCCGCATTGGATACGCGGCTATTTTTGAGAGTGATATCGCGCATTGGACTCTGCGATTGCGATAAGATCGGCCTTCCGTTTGCCGATCATCGCTTCAAGTTCGGATATGCGTGTAACAATTGCCTCGAGTTCGGATATTTTTGCGACATCGCCTTGTATCGCTTCCACTTTGCAGAGCCTGAGCCGGGACGTCATACGCGATATTGTTTCGATGTTTCTTTTTGTGTTGTACAGCTCTAACTCTATCGTTTGGTATGCCGTGAATATGTTTCGGAATTCTTGCTCGCCCAAGTTTCTAAGCTCCATCTTGACCCCTCCAAGCTTTATAGGTTATCGGGAACGCGCCGGCGAATTCCAACTCCATCCGCTTGGCGATATCCCGTATTTCTTGCTCCGCACGATTGCTTAATCGCTCATCCAAGAAGTGCATCAGTTCCCGGAGATTCACAAGCCAGTAGAACTCGGTAAGGATGCTCATCGGTAGAATTCGCCGAGCAATCTCGCGAGGAATCTTAAGCTCGTCGGTTTGGAACGCGTAATCCCGTAGCGCATAATCAATATGCTTTTGTTCGTAGCCCGCCGGAAGTTTGTCGAGGTCGGCGCTCTCACTCTCGATTGGATCCACACGCCGCGTGGAACGGGTGATCCGCGACGCGTGCCGGTATTGTAAGAATTGCGAGTGACAGAGCCGCGAGCAACGGATATAGAACCACATGCTCGCAAACTCGAACGGTGTGCCCTCTTTATTCGCGATTAAACCGTTTATGATCGGCTCGACGCGTTCGCTCTCGACGTGCTTGGCCCCATAACTGATTCGAGCCGCCAACGCGATTGATCCGTCGGATCCGTAGCGGTTGATCACCTTCACAATGTTTCGTTCGCTCATTTTATACCCTCCCCAGCATCGTATCCAATATGTACCGCGACCACGATTCGAGCGGCATCTTATCGAGCTCCTCGATCGTGTGCCAACGCCACTCCGGTATCTCGTCCGATGGTTTGAGTTCGCCTGCCCACTTCGTGCAAAACGACGCCACGCCAAGATGAACGCGATCAACAGCGGTTTCGTGCAGCATAATGCTGATTCGGTATTGGAGATGTACCGGTGTTACGCCAATCTCTTCGAACATCTCGCGCCGTCTCGCGTTGTCTACCGCAGGCCAGCCGTATCCGTCGTTCTCGTCCACGTGCCCGCCGATCCCGATGGTGAGTTGATCGTGCAACCGGCTTTCACCGCTCGTCTTTTGCCGTTTGTAAGCAAGTATCTTGCCGTTGTCGCCTCTCGTGCGGTCGAACAGCACCGTATATGGTATCAGTTGCCGGTACGCGTAGTTCGTCTCGACAATGCTCCGTTCGAGGTAGACACCGCGGGCGTTTACGTATTCCACCACGTCATCGATGTCGCTGATCGCTGGAACGCATAGTATCTTCGCCATCTCACACCTCCGTGGATCGAATCGGCATTATGTAATGCGAGGCGTTGCCATCTTCCAACCGCATAATCTCCGCTGGCGTGCCAAGCCGTATTGTCAGATCGCTGCTTTTAACGTGTTGCGCGGATTCCAGGAAGTAGTCTGGGTTATATGCGATTTTCAACGCCGGCCCTTCAAACGCGCACGGGACAGATACGTTCATTGCGCCTTTGCCGGTAGAACGCGCGGTGAACACGAGTTCTTTGTTTGCTACACTCATCAACACGCTTTCCTTTGCCTCAGCGGTAACCACGCGGGCGAACTTGACAGTCTTTATCAGCGCGTCACGGTCTACGGTTACGGTTGTTTTGTGCATTGCGCCAATCACGCGCCGATAATCTGGATATTGGAGATCGAGCTTGCGGATGATAACCTTGGTGTCCGGAGATTCTATCCCGAACGAGGTGATATTATTGTATAACCTCACGAGCGCCGGATAGCGCTTCAGGAATGAGAGGAATATTTTCGCCCCGCCAAGTGGTATCGTGAACGCCTCGATGTCCGGGATTGGTTGCGCGGTGTCGATTGTCGCAAGCCTGAACCCGTCCGCCGTGACGAACCGGAGATGGCCGCCAACGCTTTCGAAGTGTAGCCCGTTCAACGCGCGCATCATTGGATCGGCGGCTATCGCATAGATAACGCGGTCAATCTCGCTTGAGAGTGTCGGGATGAGTTCGATCGGTTCAGCCGTTGAATCGAATATCAGCGCCGGAAAGTCTTCTGGGTCGAGCATTGGGATGTTTGCGACTCCGCCGTTGCTGTACACGTCAAGCGTCGCTTCGTTTTCTTGCTTGATGTTCAGCTGAGCGCTCGGCGCGTTTTTGGCGATCTCAAAGAGCGTCTTGGCGTCCACGGCGGTCTTGCCCGGCGATTGCGCGCTCGCCCCTTCGAGTTTGATCCGTATCGATGTTTCCATATCCGTTGCGTACAGGTATACGGCATCACTGCATTCGATCAGCACGCTTGATAGGATCGGCTTAATCGCCTTTGCCGGCGCAACGGATACAATGTTCGTCATCGCATTTTCGAGAGTTTTCTTGTCAACTGTAAATTCCATAGTCCCCTCCAATGTAGTTTTCGATTTTAAGGCTGTTTTTAGCCCCTACGGGCGACGTTCGGGTTGAGTTGCGAGTGTTTTGTCACGGCGGATTTTATCGCGCGTTTTGGGGCCGTTTAACGCGTTTTGCTCTTCGTCGTCCCCAGATGCCCGGAGCAACGCTGCGATGATCATCCCAATCGGCGCGCCGATGAATATGCCGATGAGTATGCCGGCGAGCATTAGAACGGGACCTCGTCTTCGTTGGATAGTATTGGCGGGACAAGCGGCTCTTCGTCGAACGTCTCGGACTTGGTTTGCTCACGGTCTCGCGTGGATCGGGGCAAGAACTCGAACCGATCCATGATCACGTCGGTCGAGTTGCGTTTTGTCCCGTCTTGCGCCTCGTAGGTGTTGGTGCGGATGTGACCTTCGACGATGAGGCCGGTTCCTTTGGCGAAGTAGTTGCTGATCGTGTCGCATACCTTCCCGAACGCGACCACACGGAGCCAATCGGTTCCGGGGTTATCATTGTTCTTGGTTTTTGGCCGGCTTACACCGAGCGAGAAGTTCGCGACGGGATCCCCGCTTGGGAGATACTTCACTTCCGGGTCTCGCCCGAGATAACCGCTCACGATGATTTTATTCATTGATTTTCCTCCCTCCGAATTCCGTTATAACATTGAGCTTTGTATGCTTTCTGCCCGTGATGGCCGCGCTCACGACCATCGGGCAGCACCATTTGTCGTTTTCAAACACGATGCCTTCCAGGGCGTCGATTAAAATCTTCAGCATATTATTTGGATCCGCAAAACGTTTGTTTTTGAATTCGAACCCAATTACGAGATAGAAGAAGTTCCCGGCCGGCAGTATCTTCCAACGCGCCCGCTTCGCCGCTTGTTTGGCGCATATTTTAGCGAGCTCGACAAACGCGCGCGCTTCGGCATCGAGGTAGAGCCGCCCGTTTTGCGAGCGCTTGAAGTAATGGTTCACGCTCGGTGGGAGATCGGGGATTTCGATGATCATCCCTTTCCCAGCTCCTTTATCGGCGCTGTGGCCTTCCCGGCGATCTCTCGCGCGAGATTGTTCACGAACGCTATCGCCATCGGGTTGTTGGTTTGAGTTGCCGCCTTCTCCCGTTGCGCGAAGCTGCCGTATATCCGCATAAAGTGCGCGCGGGTCGGCATCAGCGTGTTCTCCGTGAGGTCGCATAGCGTTCCCCAGCCGATGGAGTTCTTCGCCGCTTCCAGCTTCCAATCATCGTATGTTGGCTCGGAGTAGTAACCATATCGCGAGATATCGCGGTACACGATACCCCACGCTTCCTCTGCGCTGAGCTCCGGGTGTTGCTGTTCGCGCATCGCGTTCACGCGTTCCCACAGGTCGGCGGGTACGGGGGCGTATTTGCTCGTTCTTACATAATCATCCACCGCGGCTTTGAGTTCATCATCCGTCATATCGTTCAGCACGGAGTACCACGCTTTGAGCACTTCTTTGTTGCTCGTAATGCCGCGGAGCTTTTCGTAAACGGTTCCGAGCAGCATCATTGCCTCGGTGAACACTTGCTTACTTAACGCCATTCTTTATCGCCTCCTCCGCCTGCGCTTCCTCCCAGAATGCCTTTAGCCCCGCGAACTTCTGCGCGTTAGTATCCCGGTTGTCATAGTTTCCTTCGAGTATCTTTTGAAGGTTCGCGGGTTTGAATATCCAATCGAATCCAGCCTTGAACGATTTTGCGCGACCAGATAAAAAATCAGAATTATTCACGCGATGGAATAGATCGTAAAAAAAACCGATATCCGGATGTTCACGCCAGCGGGCGCCCACACAATCGCGTCGCGATTTGGCCCATTCGTTCGGTTCTTGGATTTGAGGAAGGGTTGAGCAGATAGAGATGAACATCTCGTAGATATCCTGATAAGGCGTCGGGTTTGATTTCGGTTTTGGAGAAGAGCGTTTTTTCGGCTCGATGCACGTTATATTTTCTTCTAATTCTTTAGAATCTTTCTCATCTAAAGAATTAGAAGAA